TGCTTGGCGAGGCTTATTGCCCTGTCATGGGAACCTTTGTGGATCAGGTGCGAAATGGAAAGCCAATGACCATTCGCGGGTCAGGCGAACAACGTAGAGATTTTACTTATGTTGGCGATGTTGTTCGCGCAAATATTCTGGCAGCGACCACTGAAAATGAGGAAGCAACAAAAGGAACCTGTATTAATATTGGGAATGGAGACAATCGCTCTGTCAATGACATTGCCGATATGGTCGGCGGCGAACGAACATGGATTGACCCTGTATTAGAACCGAGAGAATCCTTGGCAGATATTACAAAAGCCAAAGAGATTTTGGGCTGGGAACCAAAGGGAAATATGGAAGAGTGGATTAAGGATTATAAGGAAAGTTTGGGATTGTAATGATATCTAAATTAGCTGTTTTTGTTTTGACCTATCATAACCACACCAAGGAACAGTTGGAGCGGTGTTTGTGGTCTATTGAAAGTCAAGATGGAATTGATTTTTATCCTTATATCATTGTTAATTCCACGGACGAAACCTATTACTCAAAAGTACAAGAATGGTTTGGTGATGATTATCCCATAGTTGAAACCGAAAGTGATGGCTATACAGGCAAGGGAACAAATTCTGTTCACGATTATTATAAGACAATATATGAGGATGAGGGATTTACTCATATGTGTATTGTTGATGGGGACGATTATTATTATCCTATGGCATTTGATTTGCTACAACAGATACATGAAAAGTCAAACTTTGATTTTTTGAGTGGCATGGCACCTCATCCAGATTCTCTTAGAAAATCTCCTCCCCCGGATAATCGACCCGTCATCCCGTATATGGATGACCGTTGGGTGTGGTCTTTTGTGGAAAATCGTGTTCCTGTGTTTCCCTATCTGTTCTGGGATGGCAAAAATATTCCCGGCGGCGAAGTGACATTGTGTCTTTCCAATAAAGCAGTAGAGTGTGATTTAAAATGTCTTGAAGGTGCTAATCGTGTAGATGATTATTTTTATATGCTGAAAGCAATTACTGCACATCAAAACAATGAACTTGTATTTGTAAGCACGGATTGTAATGACATATATATTTACGATTGCACAGGAGAGAGTATTACACAAGGCAAGCAAGATGATTTCGATTCTACCCTTGGGTGGCCTTT